TATATCAAGAACCCCCGCGCCGCCCCCACCAGCGCCACCAGACCCTGCCGTTGTGGATGCTGTCTTTGCCCCACCGGCACCGCTGCCCCCTCCACCGATCAAAACAAGGCGCACCCATTGCGTCCAAGACTGCTTGGCAAACGTGGATGATCCAGAAGTCAGAACCGTAACTTTAACCTGAGAAGAAAGAGCCATTACTGAGAAATCACGATGACTACGCCACCGCCCCCTGTTCCACCGGCCCCGGATGTTCCGGTGTTAAGAGCGGCACCACCGCCACCAGCGCCGCCACCGGGGAAACCTCCATTACCACCTGTTCCTGCCGTGGTCGCATTAGCACCGCCGCCGCCGCCGCCTGATCCTGCAAATCCTAGCATTGCAGTTCCACCGGCATAGCCATTTACAACGTTAGAAGTTGCACCACCAGCAGCGGCATCAAGCATGTCAGCGCGAGACTGCCCACCCGCAGCGCCAGAGCTATAGGCAGGGACGGTACTCTTTCCTCCCCCGCCAGCACCACCACTAGCTCCCAATATAGAGGCACCACCAGCACCGCCGCCGCCGCCGGTTGAAGCATTGCCAGCCCCAGCGCCACCACCCAAATTTGTTTGGGCAACACCAGTAGACCCGCCAGATGACCCGACAATGCCGCCATTTGCACCCGCCGTGCCAGCGGTGGCACCAGAAGCACTGCCCCCTACACCTGATATACCGGCTCCACCGCCACCAGCGGAGGCTGTTGATGCAGCGCCGCCCGAACCGCCGCCGCCGCCATAGCCCGTTTGGATGTTACTGCCTGACCGAAACGTGCTATTTCCGCCTTGGCCACCATTTCCGCCGCCGCTGCCGGTGCCAGCGGTGCCGTTCGTACCAGCCGATCCAACAGAGTAGGCTTCTGTGCCGCTTAGGTCAGAAGCACGATAAACTCGATATGAACGCGAAGCTCCTCCACCAGCGCCACCGCCAGATACAGCAGTTGCAGACGCGGCAGTATCACCACCACCGCCGCCGCCTCCGGCACCAATGCAGATGACTTCAACAACAGATGCCCAATCTGGTTTGGTCCAGTTACCCGATCCAGAAGTGTAAATTTTAACATCTGTCGGCATTAGGCAACCCACCCCGTAGCTCTGTTTGGCATGGCTTGGAAGGAGATCACCCAGATTTCACCGCTAGCGCCGCCCCCGCCAGCGCCAAGTGTTCCCGTGTTCAACACAGCACCGCCGCCACCGCCGCCACCGCCCGGTGTTCCACCGTTTCCGCCCTTACCCGATGCCGTGGCAGAGCTTGCACCACCCCCACCACCAGAACCGGGGCCAGCGCAATTGCTGTTCTGTCCGTTTCCGCCTGCTACCGTCCCGCTGCCGATACCAGCCGTGCCGCCCGGAATGTAACGAGATGCTCCACCTAAAGAGCCATCTGTGGCCGCTTTGGTGCTGTCATAACCTGCTCCGCCGCCGCCGCCGCCCGCGCCAAAAGGTGACGAACCTGCATCACGACTAGCAAAGCCGTAAACGCTTCCGCCGCCACCGGCACCTCCGCCTTGAATGGATGTGCTATTTACTGCCGCTGACGTTGTACCGCCAGCAGACCCGTTATTCGCCCCTCCAGCCCCGGCAGCGGAACTGGTTCCATTACTTCCAGAACCAGATAGACCCGCGCCGCCTCCGCCGCCAGCATTGCTTCCTGCTCCGCCGCCTCCACCGCCCCCGCCATAGGCTGATAGGGTTGTACCACCAGAACCAATTGTGAAAGTGGTTGTGTTACCTTGAGAACCGCCCGTGCTCGCTGCAGTCGGACCGGATACGCTGGCAGCAACCGAATAGCTTTCAGACGAACCAAACTGAGATGCCGCGAGCGTGATGTCCAGAACCCCGCCGCCACCGCCACCAGCCCCGCCAGAACCCAATGTAGTGGTAAGACGGCCAGTCCCCCCCGATCCACCACCACCGATCAGCACAAGGCGGATGTATTGCGCCCACGGCTCTTTGGTCCAAGTGCCCGATCCAGAGGTGAACTTCTCAACTTTAACCTGAGAGCTAGAAGGCATGTCAGTAGCTCCACACGATTACGATACCCGCGCCACCAGCGCCGCCAGCGCCAGCGGTTCCAGCAGTAATAGAAGCGCCGCCACCACCGCCACCACCACCGGGAAAGCCCCCAGTTCCACCAGTTCCTGCGGTGGTTGCAAGTGAAGAACCACTGCCCCCGCCAGAACCAGCAAAGCCCAACGGGGCCGTTCCACCGGAGTAACCGTTAACTACGCCTGAAGTTAGACCTCCCCCGGCGGCATCCAAAATAGATGTTCTGTTCTGACCGCCCGGAACACCGGCAGTATAAGCCGGTGCGGTAGTTTTGCCAGAGCCGGAGGCCCCGCCTCCTCCTCCTAAAATAGATGCCCCGCCAGCCGCCCCTTGAGTTCCAGCGGGTGGACATGCGCTACCACCGCCGCCCCCGAGATTTGCCTGTGCTGTCGCTGCGCCGGGTGTACCGCCAGCAATCCCGCCGTTTGCACCGGCTGTTCCAGCAGTTGCGCCAGAAGCATTACCACCAACACCAGACATGCCAGCGCCGCCGCCGCCAGCAGCAGCAACACCCGCACTCCCACCAGCACCGCCGCCGCCGCCATATCCAGTAACAAGCGTATTGCTGCTGCCAAAGGTGGAATTGCCACCCTGACCGCCGTTGCCGCCGCCTGAGCCCGTACCGGCAGAACCAGCCGTCCCCGCAGATGCTACAGAATACGGCTCAGTTCCGCCAAGATCGGAAGCTTGAAACCATGCCTCAGCGCGAGAAGCACCTCCTCCTCCGCCGCCCCCCGTTACGGCAGTAGCCGAAGCCGCTTTATCCCCGCCGCCAGCGCCGCCGCCGCCGCCAATGCAAACAACCCTCACGAGCTTTGCCCATGAGGGTTTTGTCCAGCTACCCGATCCAGAGGTGAAAATCTGGACGTTCTGGCTCATTCGGTAGGCTCAGGCTGGGGAGCAGGCGCAGGAGTTACGACACCGGTCGCAATGTCCAGGCTGTCGCCGATGCTCATGGGCGCGTCGGGGCGCACATTAAGGTACGTAAATTCGTTTGGAGGCTGACGAATAACCTGATCTGACGGGGGCGTGGGCGCGGGTTCGCCAAACTCGCAGGTGATGTACCGGCCATAGCCGGGCCAATAATCCTGCGGGTATGGGTCATTAACAAGGATGCCATTAACCTTGACGCCAGTTGCGTCAAGGACAGCGTAGCGAAGCGCGTCTGTCATGTCCGTGAAGCCTTAAGGGTGAGAGTGACGTTTGTGATGGTCGAACAGCTATCGACGTTGAAATAGAGAATATCCCCCGCCGTAATTGTCTTGGTCCAACCCGTCAGCGTCACATCTTCAGACTTATTCGACGCCGAGATAGTTGGCTTGGCCGACGCACAAATGCTATCGGCCACTGTAGGTGGAAAGTTAGCGTAGGTGTCTTTCCAAATATCAATCACGATAGAGCCGCTGACATTGGACTGCAAAGTGGCCGACTGGATTATACAGTCAAAGGGAACCCGCACACCTGATCCCTGTACCCCCGTGGTAATAGGCACACCGCCGCCGTCAATGCCATAGCCCACGACGCGGGTGTTATCGAGGTCAACGGCGAGAATGGTGATTGATACGGCTGGAGCGCCCGTAAAATTAACCGCGCTACCACCGCTTGAACTGGCTACGATACTGCTTCTGGTCAGCGTCGTGGTGCTTGCCGTGTAGGTTCCGGTGCCGATCTCCCATTGGGTCCAATCGGCGGAGTAGGCGCGATAACGGTATTGCGCACCATCTACGGCCCCGGCACTGGCGGGTGTCTGCCACCCCGTTATAGCCGAGGAAACGACAAACGAACCTGTGCCCCCGGATGCCGCCAGAAAAACTGACCCGTTAAGGAACTGCGGCATGGGTTGCCTCTTTAATTAGGACAGACGGATGACCGCGTTCGATGCGTCAGCCGTCGGGAAGATGATGGTCAGGTCGCCAGCCGTGGCCGTCTTGTCGCCACCGAAGCTGAACACCGCCACAGACTTGTTCGACGCCGACGAATTGTAGATCAGGCAACCAGAGGTCGTGACCGTCACGTTCGTGAACGTCAGGTCAGCAAAATCAGTAAGAGCCGTAGTGCCCGACGAAGTTGGCGTGACGTTGGTCAGCGTGTTGCCGCCAGCCGTGTAATTGGTGCCGCTGGCCTGATCCGCGCCCATGTCCGAATAGTTCGTGGTGGCAGCACCGAAGGTGCCCGAGATCGAAGCGGTGGCGCGAAACAGCGCCAGCTTGAACGCGTTGCCGGTCGAGGTTGTGAAGTTGTGGGTCGCCGTCATCAGCTCCACTTTGAAGCTGGTGCACATGGCCTGAGAGATTGCCATCAGATTTTCCTCAAGAGTTCTGCGGCGTCGTGCTGACCCGCCTGTTCCAACACGTTGATCATAGTCGTGCGCTCAGATCGCTGGGCCTGCTCGACATAGTACCTGACTACCACACGCATTCGGTCTTTGAAAGCGATGGCCTGCTCACGGATGGCGGGAGGGGTGCTATCTGCGATATGCAGCAGCTTATCAACCGTCAGGTCAGTGATTTCGGCGGGGTTCATGCCGCGCCCAGAGGTGGCGACAACGCCGATGCTGCCTGTGGTTACGCTGCCTTCAAGAGAAAACATTTATTGCTCCGCTGTCCGTTTTTCGCCGCCTCGATACACGTCCTTACGGTCGCGGGCTTCGCCCAGGTTCTTAAGCCCCTGGAGCCCAATAAGGAAACGCTGACCGTAGGTATCAGCCATGCCGTCGATACCCGACGTGCGCTTCATCCAGTTGGCCGCTTCTTCAAGAGTGCCGTAGAGCAGTGTGTCGTAGGCATTCTCGCTCAACCAGGTCGTGCCACTAGCGCCTTGGGAGGTCAAAGACGCCGGCTTGTAGAAGTAGTGCAGCTCGGCGTTGTATGAGACTGCCGGCGTCGGGGCCACGATGATCGTCGTGTTGTCGGCGTCGGCGCTGAACAGCGCGTAGCAAATCGGGACACCCGTCGTGGACGGGTTCGGGTAGATTTCGCGGATGTAGTTCACATCCTTGTTCAGCAGATAACTGTACTCGCCCGTGGTGGGCGAGATCGTCGCCAGGCTGGCCGGAGCCAGAAAATCATCAGGCAATTGCAGGTACTTGTTACCGGCGCTAAACGCGCCGGTGACGTTTTTGCGGAAGAACGGAAGCTGGACGAAATACCAAATCCGCTCTTCAGCCTGCTGGATGAAGGTCGGGATCATGGCAACAAAGTCGGTGTCGTCGTACTGGGTGTACGACTGAATGTCGGCTTCGAGATCGGCCAGCGTGTAAGCCATTCTTACTTCTTCCGACCTTCGTGATAATCATCTTCCGTAGCAAACTTCGCCTTCTGCTCGGCGTTGAAGTACGGGGGCGCGATCTGCGGTGACACGCAATAGCGATCAACGATAGGGCGCTTTTCGAGGGGCTTCATCGCGCCCCATCCACGAGACTTCATCATTTCTTACCGCCTTTCGGGCGAGCCGCGCCGCGCATCGTAGCGGCGCTCTTGGGGGACCAATCACAGCCAACCATGCCGCCCTTTTTGAAAGCACGGCCTTCCGGCATAACCTGAGCGCCGGAGGTCATCGGGCGCGGCAAGTTAACAATTGTGCTGTCGGAGGCCATACCGCCCACAGGCCTCTGCGCTACGGGCGGACGCGGCATCATACCGGGGTTCGGCCCGCCCATTCCGGGGCGACCCATGCCGGGGCGACCCATACCATGATGACCCATGTCACCACGCCCCATGCCGGGACGACCCATGCCGTAGCCCTTAGGCCCCATGCCGGGGGGCGGGCCACCGTCATTTGGGCCGAAGCCGCGTGGGCCAACCATAGGCGGGGGCGCAAAAGAGCCACCAGCAACACCTGCACCGCCGGGGCCGAGCGCCGGAGGCGGCGTCTGCGGCGTACCAGTAGAAGAGGCACCTGAAGCCGGGGGAAGAAAATCACGCACATAAGACTGCATGTAGCTCGGGAGCGTATCCGCTCCAGATATACCGCCGCCGTCGGCGTACTTCTTGACGATGCCCTTGGCACCCTTTTTTCCTGCGCGAAGATTGGCTTTCATTTCTTCAGTTCCTTTGCATTCGCGCCCTTGGCCGGAGCCACGGCAGTTTTCTCAAGGCGACCGAGGCCACCAGCAGCACCGCCCGACATCTTCGCGGGCTTAATCTTGACCATGTTCTTCATGGGCCGTCCTCTCAAGTGATCGAAACCGTTAGGTCACCTACATACGAGTATATCGTACCGGTGATCGGATTGCCAATCGGGTTCCAGCCAAAGTA